CGTAAACCTAAACCCATCATCAAACTGTTCATAAAACCTACGTCAGCATCACCGTCGTTAGACTCGTTGGTGCCAGAATTATTAACGTTGGCGGCTGAACCTTGACCCCCGGACCCTGAAAACAGGTTCTTAAAAAAATCAGCTATCGGGTTGGATTGCTGCTGTTCTTCGTTTTCCATGTGACACCTCTTCTCTGCTCTTGGGGGTACAGTACAATAAACTCAAATGAAAATACAGGGGCAATTTTTTTTGGGGGTCTAGGGAACCTACTTGTGTTCTACATACAAGTGCAATGGAATTACCCCCGAATGAATTTACCAAACCTTGTATATATGTAGCATATAACAGTATTACCCCCCGAAAAGGGGGGGATGGGGGCGCGGATCTCGGCAAAAAACCGAAAACGACTTGCCAAAGTTACCCTGATTGGCTGGTTAAATCTCTTAAAGCTTTAGTTGATAGACTAGTTGATAGGTAAAAACTTTAAATTAATTGTAATTAATTGCATTTTATATATTTACATTCACGGAAAACTGGTGCACGATTATTTTATCGGATCAAAAGTGATTCGTTTTAATCAACTAAAGAAAGAGAGAAAGAAAATGTCTATGATGAATGTACTAGATGATATCGTTACTGACTGGGAAAAAAGTCTGGACGATTGCGGCCTTGACGTAGACAAGGGAACCACCATCCGCGACGAAGTGGAAGGTTATGAGAAAGAGATAGAGGTTCTTAAAGGCCTTCTTGAGCAAAGCAAAACCAAAGCTCTTGAACTAGGTTATGCTGAGATGGCAATTGATCCGAACTATACACCGCAAAAGCGTGTTCCCGATAAGGCGAAATACATCGCACTTCACGGGCAGGAAGCATTTGATAGCAACCATACGGTCACTAAAGCCCGTCCCCGTTTTACTTGGATAGATTGATCAATTGGGAGGCTTCGGCCTCCCTTCAACAAAAGAAAGAGAGAAAGATAATGGGATTATTATTGGGATTAATTATTACAGCATCTCCGTTCCTAATTGTAGGAATTGCGGGTATTATAGAAATGATTAGTGAGCGCAAGTTGCGCTTATTGCATAGTAAATATAGCAACTAAAGAAAGAGAGAAAGATAATGGATAAACTTAATACACTCGCTAACGATTGGGGCTATAACTTTCCCGAAGATATGATGGAAGACTATGTTCATGATAGCCTGCATCCGGCAATTTGCATGAGTAACGATTGCGATTACTCAACCGAAATGGAACCTGATCAAAACGCAGGTTGGTGCGAAAATTGTGAAAAGAATACAGTTGTATCAGCAGGCATGTTAATGGGGATTGTATAGAGCATATCAGCAACGAGCCAAGCAACTGGCTCGTTCGTGATGCGCTTGGCATCGTTTAACTAAAGAAAGAGAAAGAACATGTTAGACTTAAATCTAAATCAATTTAAAGAAAACCTCGCACACTTCACTGGAACAGAGGCTTATCATAAGATCAGTATTGGTAAATCGTGTGTGACCGATGGGGCGAAGTATGTAGCAACAGAGCTTGGTGCGTTCTGGCTCTTCGATGCGATATCCTCGCATATTGAGTTCGGTGATATGCCAGAACAAGATATGTACTTTAGCAAGTTAACTGTTGATGACGGTTCTGCCAAGCTATCCATAGATGATGGCGATGGCAAAGTGCTTGCGCAACAAGACATTGAGTTTACCGACTTCCCTCTTGAGTCCATTGAAATCTGGTCGCAACGAGTCGATGGAATCGAAGGTAATAAATGGATTCACTTACTACCAAGTGAATACTAAGCATATCAGAGATGAGCCAGGCAGCTGGCTCATCCGTGATGCGCTTGGCATCGTTTAACTAAAGAGAGAAAAGATAATGATACGAGACTTAATGAAAGGCGTTCTAATATTCCTAATACTATTCGCTGGACTGTTCTTTCTGTATGGCGCAGCTGTACTATAAACTAATCCCTTGCCCAGGGTTACAGGGCTTTCTTTCTCTTTACACCAGGGGCCTGGCCCCTGGTGTTTTTGTTTTAAAGGGCGCAGGAAAGGCGCAAGATCGAGGCTCGGATATACCAGCTGCGTCCCTGGGAGTACCTGAAATAATTGTGTATGAATTGAAATTTTTATTTGCATGGTGGTCTAAATTGGTGTAGTCTTTTTATAGGTTAGCAAGGGGCTAGCCGTTAACAAAAGAGAGAGTAATATGAAAAAATCATATATTCAGGAAGCGACGTTAAACGTAAAGGTTGATTTGGATCTAGGTCTAATGGGTCGATTGATCCGACGTTACGAAGACAGCGCAGATACTTTAGGTTGGGTTGAGAAAGAAGATCTCGCAAATCTTAGGATAGCTAAGAGAGATGCGATCTCGGAAGCAGCCCAGACTTTTGAACGTTTAACCAGAGAAGAAACTTAGGAGGGGAGGGGCGAAAGCCCCTCTATTTTTTTATGGAAACCAAGGAACAAACATTAGGCAACAAGTTAAAATTCAAGCTAGAGTTTATGATGATGATGCTTATGTCGGATCGACGCGAACAAGCTGCGAGAGTATACGATCAGCTGATTGAGGAATTTGATCAATTAAAATAAAACCGGAGGGGCTTTCGCCCCTCTTTTTTTGCCCCCGTCCCTGGGGAATAGTAAAGCTTGGGCAATCAAAACCAGATTAAAAGGCGCAGGAAAGGCGCAAGGCGCAGGATTTTAAAGGGCGCAGGAAAGGCGCAAGATAAAAAATAACTTGTATAAAACTTTAAATTTTAATAAACTATATCTATCAACTAAAGAAAGAGAGAACATGAAATCAGCTATTATCTACAACGGGCAAAGCTTATTGGATAATAAACCAATCGTAGTTATTGCCACCTATTCCAATCGCAACACCAAAACGGGAAAGGTCGTCCAGACTTATATATTGCGCTCGGATATAAACCCACTTGAAGCTTCAAAGACTGGCGAAGACTATTCTATTTGTGGCGACTGTCCTATGCGAGGTGAAGTAACGACAGAGCCAGAGCGTAAGATTGCTAAAGGTCGCAAGTGTTACGTTAACTTAGGGCAAGGCGTTTTAATTGTATGGAAAGCATACAAGCGCGGAGTTTACCAAGTAGGCGACGCCTCCGAAATGGGGCGCGGTCGTTTTGTTCGCATTGGAACTTATGGTGATCCCGCCGCTGTTCCGTCTCACGTTTGGGACAAGCTATTATCCGAGTGCGATACATGGACGGCGTACACTCACCAGAAACCATGGCGACCCGATATTGCAATGCAAAGCGCGGATAGCCACGCGGAAGCAATTGCACATTGGAAAGAGGGTCGAAGAACTTTCCGAGTAATCGCGGATCTAGGACAGATAGACAAACAAAACGAAGCCCTGTGTCCGGCATCCAAGGAAGCAGGGCGACGGGTACAATGTACCGCCTGCAAACTTTGCAAAGGTTCGAGCCTAGCAAAATCAATTGCCATAGTTGAGCACTAAATCTTGGGGGAGGCTTCGGCCTCCCTTTTTTATGGTAAATCTTTTCAAGAAACTTTACCCTCTTTCCATGACAACTCCAGCTGCAGACATGCAAGGGCGCAGGATCAAGGCGCAAGGCGCAAGACAGGGCGCAGGATCAAGGCGCAAGATGCTCCCACAAGGGCGCAAGACTCTTGAACCTCGCACCTTCGGTTTCAAAGATACCTTTTTCCAGTAAATCGATCCCTTTTTCACCCTCAAATAAAAATATGTCGCTTGTAGAGAGGTGCTTTACTAAGTAAAAACTTTTACCACCTCGTGCCCAATATGCAGTGTGCCATGCGATTTGATGGGGAGAGATCTTTACTTTGCTGCTTTTGGCTGTTTTGAGTTCAATCCAGAATGCAAACCCATCCCAAACCACATGAACATCAGGAACACCGCCCCCATGTTTGTTTTCTATTCGTGTTGCGAAAGCTTTATTCGGTAGGTTTTTCCGAATTGTGCTCCAAAAGTTCGCCTCTGGACCTCTGCTCATCTGGGGTAATATCCTTTGCTGTTCCATCTATGACAAAAGCTTGAGGATATTGCTCTTGAAGTCGCGCCAATCTGGCTACAATTTCATCTCTTGATAGTTGATCCATCGTGTTAATGTTCTCTCTTCTATCAATAGTTAAACCCCCTAATGCCGACCTAATTTTCTCAGCATTTATTGCCGCAGAAAAATGCCCTGCATCTTCAGCCCCCATGGAAAGTTTTTGTAGTCTCTCCAGTTGACCTAGCGTGGTCACGCCATACCTTCGTTCTCTCTCATCTCTTAATTCTTTAATGTATACCAAAACGTGTGGGTAATCCCTCCCGTTCAGTAGTCTAGATGCATAATCTTTTGCCTGATCTAGGGAGTAACCTGCTTTTCTAGCACACTCAGCATTTGAATATATGCCCTCCACAATATGCCTAGCAAAAGTTTTCTGTCTGTTTGTCAGTTCCTGTGTCATATCTGCCTTTCTTTGCCTGATTTGCAAACTATTCCTATATAGGCATATTTTCCAGAGAAATCAGAAAAACTTTCAAGCAAAATGTTAGCTCTGGGCTGTGTTTACACTTTAACTGTAAACAGGAAGTAGTAAGTGTAAACAGAAATACCCCTTGAAACATCTTATTTATATGACTGTGTTTACAGTGTTTACAGTATTTACACCTGATTTAAATGAAAAAAAAAAAAAAAATAAATTTCTCTGGGAAACTGTCTATAGTGTAAATTTAAAATTTGACACCAGTTCTCATTCATGTATAACTTGTAAGTGTTACCAATTTAATTAAACAGAGAGAGAAGATACAATGAACTTAGAAATGAAATCAATTAAGCACTTCGCATCGGGTAGTCAGGAAACATATTGCTACACGGCAGTCGTATATCTGGATGGCAAACCCTTTGCTGATGTCAGCAACGATGGGCACGGTGGATCTGATCGTGTGCACCCTCACAACAAGACACCATTTACCAAGGTTCAAGGTGCATGGCGCGAGAAATTCCAAGAGATAGAAGAGTACTTTGCATCCTTACCTAAAGTTGATGTTGGCAAGTACGAATGGTCACCAGAGGGTTTTGATCAGAAGTTTGAATATTGGTGCGCGGATCAAGTGTCTAATTTCTTGAGCAAGAAAGACATGAAGAGACTTTTGAATAGGTGTCTTGTTGCTCAGATCAAAGAGGATGGGGAGTTCAAGGTTGTTCAGTGGAACAAGCCGAAGGGTAAACCTGATTGGCTTTTGAAAGAACATATTAAGAGTGAGTATACAGACATTACCATCTTGAATGATCTGCCCGAAGTGGACGCATTAGAAATTTGGAGGACAGTGTAATGCCTAACTGGTGTGAGCAAGAAGTTTATATTCATGGTGAGACGAGCATGGTTACTCACCTTTATTGGGAACTTAAAGAGCGCAAGCGTTTCTGTGATGTGGTTCTCCCGATACCTTTAGAGGTTATCGGGCAAGGGCACGATGGCATGGGCACATCTCCTCAGTATGATTGGAGGTGCAACAAATGGAATACGAAGTGGGAAGTCACGAACATTCAGATCATGGAAGATATTGTACATGGTGACGATCACTATCCTATCCCGACATCTTATTTCAGATTTGTGTGCAAGACGGCATGGGATGCACCTATTCCTGTATGGGAGAAACTGCATCGGTTGGGCATCGAAGTGCAAGCAGAGTACGAGGTCGAAGGTTGTGATATCGTTGGTGAGTTTGCATTGGGTGAGCACCATTGTCGGACACTGACGGATGAAGAGATCAAGGAACGAGAGGAAGAAGATGCATAAGGTTGATCCGATAGAGATTATGTTGAGCGATATCTTTGACAAGGTATTTTATAAAATGAACCCGAATGCAAAAGCCTGTGACTTTTGTGATGGTGATGGTGAGGTGGAGATCGAAGTCTTCATGCCTCAGAATTTTGACCGAGACATTGGGTACATAGACCACAAGAAGGTGGAGTGTCCTGAGTGCGGTGGCACTGGAGAAATGGAGGTTGAAGATGACTAAGCGGATACACGAACTACCAGTGGGGCATATGTATCTTGTGCTCCCGAATGGAGCGGCTGCTCAACTCAACTACATGGACGTGAACACGTTGCAAGTTGCGTTGGATCATCTGCAAGAGCATCTGAATGATCTGGATGTGTCACGAGATCCAAGAGAAATGGAGATGCACGAGATGGAATTGGCTAGCGTGGACTTTCTCAAAAAACTGGTGGGAGACGTAAAAGAATGAGTGCCTACTATAACGAGATAGATCCTTATGCTGCGGCATGGTTACGAAACTTAATTAGAGATGGTCACATTGCCGATGGTGTGGTCGATGAAAGGAGTATATCGGATGTCAAACCAGAAGAGCTTTATGAATTTACTCAATGTCACTTCTTCGCAGGAATTGGAGTCTGGAGTCGTGCCCTCAGACAATCGGGATGGGAAGACTCCCGACCCGTCT